TTTATTCATGAGGAGAAGGGGTAGCTTCCCTAATCATTCCCCTCATCCACACCCTGTTATTTTGATTAAAATAACGTAAATTAAATTAATAAAGCGGGAATAATAGTAATAGATGTGTACCCCACAAAACTATGACTACCGCCACTCTCAATGATGTTCTCCAATTCCTCGCCACCCCTTCAAAAGTAGAGGAGATGCAAAATGCCCTCGCATTCTTGGTCCCACCCATCTGCCCTCCTGACTTCATGATTGATGGTCGTTTCGGGGCTGAAACAGGGAAGATTTTGGGGATGGCGATCATGCAAAACAAGCTGCGCCCAAAACACCGAGTGAGCGATCGCCTGTTGAAATTCGTTGCAGAATTTGAGGGCTTTGAAGAAGAAGCGTACCTTTGCCCTTCTGATGTTTGGACTGTCGGCTATGGCCACACCGACAACGTGAGAGAAGGGGACACCATGTCTCAAGAGACAGCCTTGGAAGTGCTGCGAGTAGACCTCCGGCTATTTGAGAGCCATGTCGAAAGGTTGGTGGATGTCTCACTGACTCAGTCGATGTTTGACGCCCTCGTTTCATTCGTTTTCAATATTGGCGATGGAGCGTTTGAGGATTCTACATTGCTCCGAGTACTCAACAGGGGGAAGTACCGGGAAGCGGCGGACCAGTTCTCGGTATGGATAAAGGGTGGTGGCGTTACCCTCCCCGGTCTGGTCCGTCGTCGGGCAGCAGAACGAGAGATGTTCTTGGATGAGATGGCTTGATTTCAATGGGAATCCTCATCGTAGACGTTCCCCGGCTAACGTGAATGGTGTCCGGGGAAACGGTTCTTTTTGGGCGTTCTCTTGGAGATGCATCAGTGACCCATTCGACAGATTTTTCAAGCTCCCTGATCACTCAATCGGATCCAAGGCTACTAGAAGAGGCGACGGTCAATGTGCTACGCCCTTGGATTGCTCGAAAGATTTTAGATCGCCGCCCTGCGATCGCTGACCGGATCGACCTTTACAAGGCAATGTTCAGGATTAGCGACGCTCAACTTGTCGAGGATCTAATGCCTGTGGTGGATGCGATCGCAGATGTCTTAGAAGGTGTGGGCGAAAACGATGGTCGAAAGCAATGACCCCCAGCCACTGTACGTCGTCTCTATTGACGCTAACCGCTTTGAGTCGTGGGAGTGGGCAAGCAGGCTTCGCTGGAAGCTTTCACAATCTCAAAGCACAAACGAGATGTATCGCTTTGAGTCATGGCATTTCACAAACATCCCTGAGGCACTTGATGCAATAAGAAATAACAGTAACAAAGATTTTGTGTACCTCAGGATCGACCCAACCAAAGAGGTATTGGAAACCTATCCCAACCCTGAATATCTCAATCGTGAGTTGGAAAGGGTTGAAAAACGAAACTGTATTGTCATCAAAGAGAAAGATCACACTAGGGTGGGGGATGTGATTTTGAACCGAGGGCAACGGTCAGAAGCTCAGGCTAATCTTGCTCACAACCAAATCCTAGAAGCGCTGCAATATCGCACGTCGGGCAAGTCTGCATTATTGGCCCAACAGATCGACCAAATGGTCACAATGGGGACCGCCTCTATTAAAGATATCCGGCATCAAATCGGCTCAGTGATGAAGCGATGCGATCGCCTCGAAGATGAAGTGGAGACGCTCCAAGAGGTCGTCAATGAGCATACTGAAGACCTCGACAAGATAAGAGCCTTCGCAGGGCATGGTCGCAACATTGGGGCTTGGATATTAAAACAAGGGGTTTTCCGTGGCCTACTCTGGCTGTGTGGTGGGAGCTTGGCTGTGACCAAGATTGTGGAGCTGATTAGGGATGCTTGGGGCTAGCAAATCGAGTCCTTTATCAGAGACAGAACCTTATCCTCAACTTCCAATGCAGTAGCGATCGCAAACCGCTGGGACCCCATAGCCTATATCTCGTTGCCAGTTTTCATCGAACCCTATTGACCATCCCATCATAATCCACCTGTTCAAGAGGTGAAGGGACTTGACGCTTAACCTGCGCTTCCTCTCGCCAATACCGTGCGTTCAGTTCGGATTGAGCAAATTTCATGCTCTGATAACGGATTAAGTCCATTAACCTTTCAACCTTCTCTGCATCGCTCAAATCATCATCCCGAACGACAAAGCAAGCACTGGGATGAATGAATTTGTGGTCAATCTTTGCACCGTTCCCCCGTGGTGTAAATTTATCGCTTATCCGCATGGTGTGTGGAGTAAATGTCATTTACCTTATTTGCCTCCCAATAATCGTTTAATGAGAATTCCATCCAACGCCAGATGAACAAATTGCTGCATGGTGACGCCTACATAGAATGCAAGCAGCCCCTGCCAAAACAAGAAGTCTTGCACCCAAGGCATTACATCATGACCAGTGAGTATGGCGATCGCCATCACCCACATACCCAAGTAGCCAACCATAACCGCAGATCCCACAAATGGAGCATGAGTGATGCCGCGATGGCGGGTCATGCTTCGTAGTGGATGCCAAGCGAAACTAAGCAACGACCATCTTTGAGAAGGCCTACTTTGAGGGAGGTCAATATCTGGGGAAAGATGCGTAAATCCCAAAATTGCTCCCATTACATATGGCCCAAAATAAGGAGAGCCTCCCGGAAGAGTCGAAGCTGCGACTATTGATGTTGCGATCGCAGACCCAATCCCAAATAAATCGTGTGTTTTGCCATCAGCCATCACCGCACCTCCGCTGAGTATTGGCTCCGGATTTGGGGGATCCAGAAGCCCTCATATGCGATGCCTGCTATCGAAAGGGAGAGAATGACAGCAAGCGCAAAAATCTGAAGACGCTCCTTGCCGGGAATCGCTGAGAATGAGGAAACTGGAGTACGCTTCAACCCCTCGATAATCGCAGTCTGCCTTGCAATGATTTTCTTCTGGGTTTCTAGGGCTTCAAGCAGACTGTCCATGTCAACTTCAACAGATGGCCCTGAATCATCAGGGGCCTCAACAGTCTGATCCATCAACGGGGTGTCGGGCACTAACACTTGACCTTCCATTATTTCCCGCCCCCCATGATATAACCTTCAAGCTGCGCTACCTTTTGACGCAAATACTGATTCTCAGCCATCAGATCCTCGTAGCTGGGGCCATTGCTCGAATTGCCCGCCTCTGCCAATACAGCCAATCCCAAAAGTACGACGCACGCGCCAACAATTAGCCCCGAAAATGGCAATGACGTACTGGGTTTAGGAGTGGGAGTGCGATCGCCAAGTGGACCGTAAGCAGGCTGAAATTCATCGTATCCAACGGGGACCATCTTCGTCCCTTCTGAGTCCATCCCTAGCTGATAATGGACAACTTTCGTTCTAATCTCTTTCATAACTTCAACCTTGAATGTTTTTACTTAAAGAAAATCGGCCTAAAACCTTTTAAGGGAAGGCAATTTGAACGCAACAACAGCAGCCATATTTCGACTATTTAGCCTTAAATGCTTGAGGTAAGACGCAAATATTGAAGTTCATTGGGGTCAAACTCACTCAACCCCACTCAAGATTTGCTTGTCACTCAAAGTCTTGGGTCGGTCAGAAAAGCACCGATGAGGGCGATCGCAAATGTGATGGTTGTGGCGATGGGGTGGGGGATTGATAGGCACAACGCAAGTGCTCCAATGAGCAAAAAGAGGATAAGAAATCGAGCTAAGTACCCTAACAGTGTCTTGCGTCGTTCATTCAGGATTTGAGTCGCCGTTGCTTTGCCAATTTTCTCCGCCTCTGGCAGTTCATTCTCGACAATCCGCATCATGCCGCCTTCTAGCGTTCTGTGGTAGGACTCACGGGCTATATTGATGCCCACCGCTCCCATCGTTTTGCCAATTTGCTCTGACTCTTTAGCATTGGTGTCCAAAGCTTGCTCAATTTCAATCTGAGCTTTTTTTCTTTCGCGCCAGCACTCATCAAACGATTTCCCCATCGTCATCTGACCCTGTCAAATAGTTTGAAAAGTTGCTTTCCAGGTAATCTGATATCGTTCCATTGATACTGGCTGTTGTAGAAGCGACATGAGCTGAGAACCCTGTCATCGCCTCTGATACCCCAGCATCAAACCCATGTCTCAGTGGAGCTACCTGGGCTTGGCCCATCGTCCGCCCTTGCTCAAATAGATCTGTTTGTTCGTTAGATTGCTGCAAGCTTTCAGTATTGGACTTCTCCACAGTCACGGGCTTGATGCGTTGCTTTCGCTTTTTGCGTTTGGCGCTTTGTTGGGCTACGCCCCCTGGAGCTTCTTGAACTGTCAGTCTAGTTTCTACGGCCTTTTTGCGTTCTGCCATTCCTTATCTCCTATGCATTGATTGTTTGTGGATCTACAGTTTTGGTTGGACTCTTCAGCTCCATCCATTCAGCGATTAAGTGGGACCACAGCCCCTCTAAAGTTGTAAATTTGCCATCACTGGCATTTGCGATCGAAGCCTCGACAAGAACTCTCATGTTTGGCCATTCATCATTGATCAGGTCTGAAATGAATGTCTTGTACCGTGGACGGACACCCTGGTTCATGCCTGTTTTCATCGAGACCCACATCGACATCAAAAAAAGCCATGTAAATTCCTTGTAGTTAAGAGGGATTTGCTTCTCCCACTTGGTAGGCATAGTCTCTACATGCTCAGGAAAGTGAAAGTCAAACTTAAACTCAGGAGTCCAAATGATTCGCCCCTCATCTTTCTGACAGAAATAATGGGAGTACTTTCTGAATGCGCCTATCCGGTGCGTCCAGATAGACTTATCAACAGTGGGGTCAATGACATCAGATGCATCTTGGCGAGTCCATTTGTTGGTCAATAGGCTTTGACAATCGACGGGTACCGCAAATTGGGTTGCATACATATTTAACTCCCGATTATCAAAACGATCGCAATCCCCCCGACCATGAGCGTAAAAAAAGTAGAATCTACTTCTTCCAATGTGCGAAAAATTCCAATCCCTGCAAAAACCAGCAGAGCCAAATGAATTAAATTCATCGACGAACCTCTAATTTTTACAAGCTGGGGGCTGATGCTCTGGAGGGATGACTGCGCAACGATCGAGAATATCATTAGCCTGATTTAGTGTTGACTGTCTAATTTGGCCCTCGTGAGCCATCTGATGAATCATGTCTCCGAGCACCGTGTACTGATGACCTGAATCCGTATAGCCGTTGTTGTAATTGCTGGTGTATGGACTCACAGTCGTTGGTTGATATCTCTGTTGCTCGGCATCCAGCAACATTTCATTGGTTATCCGGGCAATATTGTATTGAAGATCGACCAGTTCTGCATTCGCTCGATCAGTATCCGCTCTGTATTGTTCCAGATGAGGCTGGATGGCCTGTGCGGCGGGCGAAACAATGTCACCTATCGGATTGTAGGGCTGGAGGGCAGGGCTAGAAACTGTCTCATAGTTGATGGGTGTTTGGGTGACATTCCCGGACAATGTGTTCAAGGCATATAGCCCTACACCAATACAGATAAATGGCGTCAAACTTTTACTCATGTTTTACCTTCTTGTTGATAATCCAGAACCTTTAGTAGGTTCTACTTGTACTCGTATCCGTTGCTGACCCATCACGAAAATGGCGTCTCCATTGCCCCTTAAATCATTAATTTCTTGCTCAGGGATGCCTGTTGACTTGGAGATTTCAGAAGCCTCTTGTGGCGTGCATTTCATAATCAATCTCACCCCACATTGCTTCAGCATCTCTTCGCTGAAGTGAGCAAGGCACTGGGAGAAGAGGACACAACCTAAGCCGTACTTGCGAAGTTCAGTGAACATCACATTCAAAGGGCTTGATGGGTTATCCTTGAACTTCTTAATCGCTTGGGGCGTAGGGCCGATAGCTACCTTCGCCTCGTCAATTAAAGTGATTAACTGGAAGCGCTCACGGTCTCCAGCAGTAGGGCTGATTGCATCCAATGAAAAGGCATATTGGTTGATTGCCCTCAAAATCACGTCAGTGACCAAGAACTTAATCCCTGAATGCCCTAGCTGACTCAAGTTGATTACGTGGGAGCCATCAAACAACTGCGCTGGGTTTAGACGAGGTGCTTCAAACACTGGATGCTTGAAAATATCCTCCATCCGCCCATGCAAAGTTGTAACCGTACTCTGCGTGCAAATAATCGGTAAATCAGCTTGATACTCCTTGCTAGATGCAGCTAAGTCGAACTCCATCATCAATTTTTCAAGGAAGTCGATGAGTTGAACTGGGTTGGGTGGCTGCTTCCCCCAGGTAGACGGATCATCGTCCACAATCCCCGCCTGCCCAAATAAATATTCTAGGCATCTGACGAGTGTTGGCCGTTGCTGAACACCCAACCCAGTCAAGTCAGATATTTGAGCGATCGCCACTCGTCGTTGGTGGGCGGGGCCACCTTTAGCAGGCTCTAAGGAGTCTAGGGCGAATGGGTTTACCCCAAACTGGGCCTCATAGTTATTGACGGTTAAGGTTTTAGCGCCTGGTATTGATTGCATGTCACCGTGGTACGCAAAGAACACAAACGGGTAACGCTGTTCAGTCAATGCCTCACAGAAAACCTTCATAGTCTCAGTTTTGCCAGACCCACTAGACCCAGTGGCAATTACAAAACCATTGGTGGCTTGATTGGGGAAGTAATCAACTCGCTGACCCTGATCGCCATAGCCCAGGAAAAAATTAAGCGAGTTAGGATGCACTTGTTTTTGCGGGGGAGGCTCTTGATGGGAAGATTCAAACTTCCTCCTCTCATTTGTGACAGGCTTATTTTCCTCCTTGGCCTGTTGAACTTGATATTTCACTGCATCAGCTTTCGCCTTCTCCAATGCGATCGCCTGCTGCTGAGACTGATGGGCTTTCAACTCTTCGCCTTTGATAGCCTGCGCTTGCTGCTGAAGTTCTAGGGCCAACTCATAGGGGATATTGTTCTGGCGTGCAAACCGCTCGGCCTGGAGCCGCAAAGGCAATTGAGATTGATATGCCTCTAGCTTTGCTGCTTCCTCCGCTTGCAATCTCTGGATACGGCCTTCTTCTCTAATTTGGTCCTCAATGGGGGGTGCTTCAGTGTGGGCTGGCTCCATTTCCCGGCGCAACAATACCGCTGAATGCTGCGCTGCAACTCCCATCAAAGCAAAGGCAAACAATGACCCACCCAGTTTTGCAGCAGCACTCACTCGCCGATCAACTCTAGCGACAACCTGAGTGTTAAAGGGGGATACCAACCGCCCAGCCTGGTCGTAATGCTGAACATCGAGCTTCCCCCCACTAGACAGAAGGGTTAACACTGTCGCTGTTGTAAATAGACCAAGCGCTGAATTATCCATTGCGCCCCTCCCGAATCCGAAGGGCGATCGCCATAGCCCCCACAATGGCGATCGCGCCCAACAACAAAGCTTCGACCTCATAGCCCTGGGTCGCACGAGTGACAAATGAAGCATTGCCCGCGATTACTCCCCCCGCAGCAGAGGCGATCAACAAACACGTCCTGAATTTACGACGTGCATTGTGGGCAGTCACAAACCCCATCACGGGGAACACGATCGCCCCCGCAATGACCAATATGGAGGGAACCGCCATTGTGCGAGGGAAGAAGTAGAACAAGTAGCTAGCGCTCTGAATGCCAGCAAAGGTCAAGCCACAGAGGGAGGCCACCATAATGAATTCATTGGGGCTAGTCCTCCTATTCTCCTCAATTTCATTAGGCTCAACGACGGCTTGAGTGGTCATGACTGGAAGATAGTTCTCGCCTGACTGGTGATAACCCTCCACTTAAATCACCTCCCCAACAACGTCTCGAACCATGACTTCTCCTGAAAACTGCCGCTCTTTGAAGCAGGCAACTCCGCTATAGGACGCGAAGAAGAAGTCATTTGGTTGATGTCAGAGGTGTAAGGATCATAGTCACCCCCATTCATATACCGCCCCAGTGAGGCAATCTGGCGTTTATGGCCAGCCTCCACCAGAAGGGTTTGCATCTGTTGCTCAATGTCATACATATTGACCTGATGAACTTGGCCCAAGTATTTCATCTGTCCCGAATGGGCAGCATCAATCTCGGTCAAGCCATATTGAGTACGCTGACCTGCCTCAGCAATTGAGCTAAGAAGCTTGGCAGCAGTCTTCTCCATTCCTTCAATTTCTTTCCAGACTTGATCTGACGCTTCTAATCCGAGCTTCACAGCCTCAGCGCGTTTCGCTTCAATCTCTTTCGTAAATGCGGCATAGTCTTTGAGGTGCTTAACATACGCCCCCGCAAATTTAACCTGCTTTTTCGCCTCAAGTTTCAGCTTGGCCATCTCGTTGACCTGCTGGGCACTTAAATTGCCAACTCCGCCAACATTGACGCCAATGGTCTTTTGAATTTGTGCAATTCCTTGAGCGCCCCTGCTCCCAGGCTTGGCCACCATATAAGAACGAGTCATTCAACCCCCTTCAAGAAAACGTGGTTAACTTCAATCTAGCATAAAGTTCTAAATTAAGAACCTCATTAATAAAAATATTTTAGCCCAGTGCTCAAGCGAAAGGCTGAGCTATCCTGGTAAAGGCGCTTTGAGGGCTTTACATGGCAAGGGAAAGGCACAAGATAAAGTTTCAAATAAGCGACAAAGTTGTTAACACCACTGAAGCGATCGCCCAATACCAAGATGTGCCTGCCCAAACCGTCCAAGTGAATGCATGGAGGTTAGGAGTGCTCTGGGTAAGCTTTGACCAATTCATTGGGGAGTCGATAGAACCTATTGAATTAGAGGGGGAAGAACTGCCCCAAGTCTCAATCACCGTTCCAGAAGTCCAATACCAGCGGTTATGCAATATTGCCGAAGCGGTCAATCTGAGAGTGTCGGAAATGAACCAAATATGCCTTTGCCGTGGGGTTGAGATTTTGAGGCGAGTCACAGCATTTGAACAAAAGATATCAGAAGTGGGTTAAATTGGTGGAAAGAAGTGCCAAATTAGGAACCCAAAATGAACCAAAACGAAATGATGGTTAACTGCTTATTGCAGCAGATCCAACAAAAGGCGATCGCATTGGAAGACCACTGTGAAACGATGGAAGCGATGGGGGTAAGGATCTCGATCGCCGTGACAATCAATGATGAGCACCGCCGATTAGAGGGTGCTGTCCAGGCTTGCAAAGAGTTAAAGCCATTCCAAACAAAACAGCCAAGCTGGCCAGATGGATTTGGGCGATCGCGAGTTGAGGAAAAGCCATATGGGCAAACTTGGAATGCGCCCAATCAAGCGTTGCCACAGTACAAGGTGTTGCCCGGAAGCTGAACAACTCATATCCCCTTGGCCGCCCGTGTTTTTGAACTGCATGGGCGGTTTTTATTGGCGCGATCGCCAACAACCCTAAATCAGCCCTTCCCGAACCAAAGCTTCTCTCACTGCTTCCCGAATAAACTCTTGGCGATCGCTCATCCCACGCAGCACTTCATCGACATCGGCAGGGAAGCGAATCCCTATCGTTTTGCCGAGGGCGCGATCGCCATATTTCGGGGCTTGCATTGCCTTAAAGCCCTCACTCTGGACCGGATTCTTATTAGCCACACCTATCACCAATAACCTACAATTCCGATGTTATCAGGGAAAAGAATGGAATAGTCCAGTGATAATACCGAGGTATCCGTTGTTATCAACGGATACAATAGGGATAGTTAAACGAAAGGAGGTGATACAAATAGCTGAATCGAATGGTAACGGTCGTGGCTCCAGCAACCGCAATGGGAAGCAGAGCCAACCCGAATCCTCAATCAAGTATGAGCACCTAGCAAGTGATACTTGGGCGAAGGAAGAGGACGACGAGGTATCTTTGACTGATACTCAGGCAATCCGTGAGGAGCTTGAAGAAGACAAAGACAGCCAAGCCGACGACCGTAACTAACTAGTCAAGGCGACCCTGGCCTTCCGGGGTCGCTATTATTGCTATCATAAGCCATTTAAAAACGGATGAAAAATACTGAGTACCCCCAGGTTTACCCCACTCACTATCGGGTCATTAGGAGGGTGGGCAACGAATGGAAAATGCCTCGCATGTCCATCTTCTACAACCCTTCTGGAGTGCCTGTTGACCCCAACGATATTGAGGGCCTGTATGGCATTCGCTTCTCCAAGCTGTGCATTGATTTGTGGCGGGTCAAGGGTGGGCAGCAGGGGTATTATCTGGCTGATTTGCGCAGTCAGGAGTACTACTATTGCGGCACTGAGCAGAAGGGTGTCAAAGATAAATTTATAGAGCTTGGGATCGGTGTATCTGACCCACTGGAGGCTTAGGGGTTGAACCACGGGAATCCTTGCCCTAAACCCTCCCTAATACCCATGAAATTCACTGCACTGCAAGATACCTACCTCAAAAAGAGCTGGGATAAACAAGCCAAAGCTCTGACTGATGATGATCGCCATTTTGTGCCAAAAGGAAAGGCGATCGCCGCCGAGTCCTACGATGAGTTTGAAGATGACGACGACGATGATGCGATCGCTCACTCTGACCAGAATGGTCATATATTCGTCACTCTCGCTCATGGGCAAGGAGAATGGTATCTCTTTGCAGAACATTTCCAGTTTGAGTCCCAGGTGATTATTCAGGCCCCCTCGAAACTGCCTGAATGGAATGATGTGAACTGGATAGACTTTGCGGCCCCCGTTTCTCAGTTTTTCACCGTGGGGGAAGTGACGAATATGTCTAGGGAGCGCATCCCTAGAGAGGTGACGGTGCAGAAAAATATTATTGCCATTGCCCGACGGATGGATGAGATCCGGGAGTGGTGGGGAGGCCCCTTGGGAGTCAATTCCTGGTATCGCCCCTGGCCCGTCAATCGGCGGATCGGCTCCCGCGCCCCAAACCATCCCAACGGCTATGGCGTCGATATTCGCCCACTGAATGGCTCGGTGTGGGATTTGGAAAAGCGATTTGAGCAGGAATGGTACAACGCAGGGAAGTGGAACGGTGGCTTTGGCAAGGGGGCGAGACGAGGGTTTATCCACCTAGACCTGCGGAGTAAAAGGGTGTGGGATTATTGATTGAGGGGTAATCCTTCACGATATTTGGCAATCGCCGGATGCTCTTCAATCTGATCGTCAATCCACTCACCATAGTCAGATGGCATATATTCTCTGGCTATCCTGTCAATATGTTTTGAAAAGCCAAACCTCAAACAGACGCTGTCTTCACGCGATTCAGAAATTAATACCCCATTGTGACAGGTTAGAGACCCAGCAGTTTCATACCATTCGTGGACCCAGTCCAGTGTAATGACGAGGGCTTTGAATCTATTAGACGCATATAAAATTGCATTCTTGGGAGAGGCCCAGCCTGTATCGAAACAAAGCGTTTTTTCGGCGAAATAGCATTCAGAGGCATTCCATGAAGTTCCCCACAAGCGTCTTTTGTCATCAAGGCTCTGAGCCGTAACCATCAGCGACAAATCCAACTCACCCTGAGGTGTAAATGCATCCCAAAACTCTTTGCACTTATCAGGTGGTCCATCTAGCGACAGAAAGTTGTGAATCCAATTAGGCATGAAAACCTCCTTATTCTGTTTAATGTTTGTGTGGAATCGGGCACCTTTAGAAGGCAATCTATTGAGACCTCCGAATGAAATATTTAGCACTGCTGTTGATGAGCACGATCGCCCTCCTTACCTCATGCTCCAACAAGCCCAACATGGGGCCGCTCAAGCTTCGCTACATCCAAGCTTATGAGGGCGCTACGGTAAGCTGTCAGCACAAAGCGATCGCTGACAGACACTGGGTTTACTGCAACCTAAGCGATCGCCCTCACAGTGGCCTATGGACGATGGAAGGTGAGGACTTCTTTGCAGTTAATGGCCCTGCGATCAGCACCGCCGAAAAAGTAGGACTGGAACAGCACCCTGATGCGGCGACATTTGATATTGAGTCGTTGTTGGCTGAGTTCGGGGGTTAGCATGAAAACCTCCTTATTTGTTTAACATCTGTACGGAATCGGGAACTTTGAGAAAGCAATCTATTGAGACCTCAAACGCATGATTAGCTTTCTCTTTGGCCTTTCAGCTTTTGGCTCATTCTGGGTGCTCATCATTGGGCTTTTGTTGCCTAAGTCTGTACCTGCCTTGCCAACTCGGCCTAAAAATATGACTCGAAAAAGGGTTCTAACCGAATGGGGTGGAACATTTCTCCTCACCTCCGTGTTTTGGATCGCTACATTCGAAGCTCCAGCCGTAACCACTGCCGCGAGCAACACCGGAACAACAACCCCAGTCAATGTTGAACCAGCGGCGACATCCCCAACTCAAAAAGATGTCGATGTAAAGGAATTTGTCGGGGGAAAATACGATGAACTGATTGCATTCAAGGATGAGCAATCATTCAAGGATGTTGGGTTCAGTGCTGGAGGGCCTTACAAAAAATGGTTGGATGAGATCGTTGAGGTAAGGGACAAAGATCACACTGTGCCGGAGAGAAACGCTCTTTCAGACCTATTTTCGCTAGGGGTGAGATATTCATTCTCAGCAAACGAAGACAACACCGACGTTATCTATTACAGAGAAGGGCTGGATGTCTTTTTGGGTCGGGCCGCTCCCCTGTCATACACCGTCACATCGGTCTCGGATGGAGATACCTTAACCGTCGGAAAAGACGGAGAAGAATTCACTGTACGCCTTGGATGCATTGATGCCCCTGAGAGCGATCAACCTGGGGGCGATACCGCACTGGCACGATTACAAGAGCTAGCCCCCGCCGGAACGGCGATAAATATACGTGAAATAGATACAGACCAATATGGACGAACGGTCGCTGAACTCTACAATGGCGAAGAATCTATTAACCTCCAACTTGTCCAAGAAGGGCATGTGGTCGTTTATGACCAGTACCTTGATGGATGTTCTGATACCCGTGATCAATACCTGAACGCAGAGCAGCAAGCAACAAATGCAGGATTGAATTTCTGGGGACAGAATGAACCGATTATGCCCTGGGATTGGAGGCAAGGTGTTCGCCCCACTCAAACAGACCCGGCGCCAACGTCTACGGCAAATCTCCCAAGCTGTGTAAACTCAGATTGCAACTGCTCTGACTTCTCCACTCAAGCTCAAGCCCAACAAGTGCTCGATAGTGCTCCAGGCGATCGCCACCGACTAGACCGAGACAAGGATGGGATTGCCTGCGAAAGCTTGCCGTAACCACAAAACAACCAAATATCTGCTCTCAGCCACTCCATCAGGGGTGGCTTTTTATTGGGTGCTTTCAGGCGCGGCATCGAGATCGACTTCCAAGTCCACATCCAAGACTCTTTCGATCTTCCTCAAATTTTCAATTGAAAGAGCGCCCTTAATATTCTCTTTCTCAAGGCCATACCAGTAAGCCCTTGAGAGACCTACCTCTTCAAGTATTGACTTCAAAGTCTTGGTACTGAGAACACGTGCATCCCTGATCCTCTTCCCAAGCCCCTCGACTTCAATCTCCTTGATCTCTCTGACCTTCATCAAAAACGTCACCAATAAACCTCACCTCCTAACTTACAGCGATGGTTGACATCTTTACAGTAGCACTATCGCTAGACAAAAATCAACTGTTAGTTGACATTCATATACTAAAGGTATACATTAAGCATGTGAGCGGCACATGACTGCATCCCAAGAGGGTGGCGTTGCGATCGCTCAACTAAAAAGTGGAGAAAAACTATGAGTTACAAGCGCATACAACACGATGAAACCATCCGCTTCTTCTGCGAGTCCGTTGGGGATGAAGCCGAAGGGGGGACTATCGAAGAGAGAACTGCTGGCGAATGGACTGGCTACGACAAAGAGGAGTGGGACGGGTTGATCCCGTTTCACCAGAGTGAGCGATTAGATGAAGCCCACAAAACTTGGTTGGATGATCATGTGATATTTGGGTGGAATACCAAGGGGACAAAAACGGCCAACAGCTAAGAAGAATCAAAGGCTCTGGGCAAGCCGTCCAATACTGCTCATTGTCGTTTATTTAGGAGGCTCTCTCTAATTCAAGGCTGGGAAATATAAATGAACTTCCGACCTGCCCAAAGTTCTGCCCTTTCATGACGCCAAGCTCACGGTGAGCAGCCGCAAGGAAGGTGACGGTTCAAGTCCTTCAGGCGTCTAATCCGATGCAGCTCGAGTCCAAAAAATGTAAAACCCACCCCGTGAATTTGAGACCTCTCAGGGTGGGAACGTCAGGAATTAACCTTAGGAGCTATCGTATGAAATTTTCTCGTCTTGCATCAACGGTATTACTACTTGCAGCACCCGTAACAATTTTCGCTGGCACCATTGGGTGGAGCTTGAACACGATCGCCTACACCCCGCCCGCTTGTAGCGATACCGATGCAGACCAGGGCAACAACTGTGGTCCAGCGCAGACCGAAGGCACCAGCATAAGGTGACGACTGGATAGGGCATAGGGAAATTTGCGATCGCTTCTCATGGGGCGATCGCAGGGAATCTTTTATTTAAACATCATGAAATATCTGGCATTACGGGTGCTCCTGAAGCGTGGCGATCGGGAGCGGGTGGAGACGATTTATTTGATGGATTTGGGATTCGCAGCAGTGGTATCGGTGAGGCGATCGCGCTTCCCCGGTTGGACATTAGTGGAGAGTTGGTAAATGGCGATAAAAGGATTAACAGATCAACGGGCGCAGTTCCCGTGCATTGGCAAACTCCGAAAGGGAGCCGCGAAGCAGGGCAACAAGCCTGGTGCAGACCTAGATCATTTTCGATTGGACTCCAAAGACTCTAAAGTTGCGGAGACATTTAGGAATGTGTATGGCGATCGCCCTCAACTGATTCGATGCATGTTGCCCTATGACACCGTTGAAGAGTGTTTCTTCACGTGCATGGAGGATTGGGCAGCAGGGGGGCTAAAGGTTCGCTGTGATGGCGAGACAATTTTGGCACAGCAGGTCAACGGGAACATTCAAAGGCATTTTGCGCAGCCTCTCCCATGCATGGAGACCTGTAATTGCAAACCAGTTGGGCGTCTAAATTTAGTAGTGCAAGGGCTGAATCGGTTTGCCTATATCTCCTGTGAGACCCACAGCAAGAACGATATCGTCAACATCCATAGTCAGCTGACTGCCGTTGCCCAAGAGTTCGGCTCTCTGCGTCGAGTGCCATTCATCCTGACTCGCAGACCAGAAATGATTTCAACGCCATCCGGCAAGAATGGGGGGCGGGCCAGACGAGAGAAGTGGATGCTGTCCATTGAGATTGACCCACAATGGGCACAGACTCAATTCGCATTGATGCAACACCAGCACCAGACGGGGCGTTTGGCAGGCATTGTAAATACCGAAGTCATTGAGGCCCAAGTGGAACTGAGTTTACCTGCCGCGAAGGTAGACCCAACAGCATTCAGGCATGAGGAATTGTGGATCCAGTGGCGATCGCAACTCCATCAACTCACAGACCACGATTCCATTCAAAAGATGGAAGACATTGCACGGCAGTATGCCCAAGATGGGATGTTGCAACCATTTCAGTCAGTTCAAGTGGCGATTGACGATGAGATTGAGATTGCCAGGGGACGGGTTGAGGCTACGGGGGAAGCGATCGCCCTCAGACCATCAGGGCAAGATACCTCTCAACTGATCAAACAGTTCTTTGCCGTGGCGTATAGTATTCCAGCCGCATCATGGGGTCGTACCGATCCCATCCCACAGGGGGAGGCGGGGAAGAATATTATCAAGGGAGTATTAGGAATTGAGTCAGTCGCATCACTCAGTCCTGATCAGCTCAATCATTACATTTCCCACATGAGGCAGTACGAGGGACAGGCCCCACAGGCTTCATAAACAATTCACACCACCCGTACCTAAGTACGTAAGAATAAGTACGGGTGGCATCGATCGACAGTTTGCAAGAGAAAGCTATGCCCGATATGCCCCAGGCACCCCAAGAACGAACGATAGAGCTACAGGTCTCCGATGATGACTTGACGGCCTACGCAAGAGACTACTTACTCCTATCAAAAGCGATTGAAGCATTAGGTGAAGCCCCCACATCCACCGACACCATCTATCTATGCTCAACATCGGGAGAGACCATGAGACTGAGCTACCGCCTAGTAATGGCAGGAGCACGTCATAAGCTGGCGTCTTTAGGATCAGCACTAGAAGGAACAGAGTCGGGGAAATAAGCCCTCCACCCCTCTTCTGCCAAGCCCCACACGTTGGCCGCCATCCCGTAATGATGATGCTGCGGGGGAATGGAGCCGTCTAGCAATCCTTGCAATTCATCTTCTGAGAGACGCATGTCAGTGGCGATCGCCCCAAGCGATCGCCCATCCTTGTTGCGCAATTCCCTGAGCAACGTAACGAATGAACCAGACTGTTCGTACGTACGAACCTTGTCATTAATTAAGTTTATTTCCGCTTGAATGCGGGAAAGTGCCCTCACAACCTCAGGGTCGCTTAGGGCTGAAGCTTTGGGGGCGAAGTCTCCCAAATATGGGCAAACACGTCGTCAGGGGTCATCCCTAAGGCAGCGCCTACGAGCGCCATGATGACGTATGAAAGACCCCGTGGATCGTTTTTCCTATTTTTGTCGAACCAGTTTGAAACGGTGTTACGAGAGTAAACATTTTTTAAGACGACCTCGGCATACTCACGGAGACTAGCCGAAACCGTAGTCTTTTTGCCCCGCTCCACCAGCTCCAAAAAACGTTCCCAGCGAAACTGCCGAGATTCTTCGTCCAGCCTAAACATATTCTCAGAGAAGTTTTCCATACGCCTCAGGGGAAAGAACACCACTCAATAGTACCGTGGGCGACGCATCTGAGTCAGTACGTGAAAACACGGTATGTAGATTTTTGTCTACATACAACCATAAATTCATATGAGTCCACCTTGACTCTAAGGAACTTATTCATTAGGATATACTTAGCTCTTTAGGGCTGTCAGTCACTCATTTGAGTGCTATTTTTGGACACACAATATCGTACAAACGAACCATGCCATATAGAGAAATCCCGCCAGAGAAGCAAGTTGAGTACGTAGTCGCTTATCGGGAATTTAAAGAGGGGCAAAGCGCATTTTGCAGGCTCCACGGCATCCATAGCACTACCATCCAGCGCTACTTGAAGAGGGCCAGAAACGGCTACTACGGTTCACTCTTGCCTGAGAACAAAGCCGCGTAGAGGGGCCGATCGCCCGTGAGAAATCAGTCCACAAAAGGAAAGCTATGGTAGCAGCTCAAAATATCGGCATTGATAAATTTACGGTCGCAACATCTGTGGCGATTGACACGATCGCCCAAGGTGAGGTGATGAACCAGTTGCAGTATGCGATCGCCAAAGTATTCGAAGACATTGCAGATGAGAACACCGATGCTAAAGCGCCTCGTACCGTCTCTCTGAAATTGGAATTCAAGTCTAGTGACCAGCGCTCATTTTGTAAGGGGAAGGCGGTTGTTAAGGCTTCCAATTATCCGAATGGCAAGCCGATTGAGTTCGAATTGAACATGCATCGGACTGCCAACAGCATCAGCGTTTCAGAAACCTATGTAGAGCAAGGAAGTATCGTTTAATGTTTGATGCACTCATTAAAGCTATTCAAGACAGTGTTACCCCCAGCGTCTTGACTTTGAGAGGGGATGCATACAGCTCTCGCGAATTGCATTTGCCTCCGAAAGCGGTGTCTATGTCTCCGCTGCATATTTCAACGCTGGAAGGCCTAAAAAGCTATCTCTCCAGCCATGTAAAAGAAGCTGACCTGGGTGACGAGATTTTCCCTGCCATCCACATCATTTCTCCCACAAGAGTCCAGTTAGTTAGCCATTACGATGTGAATGCTTGCGATCGCCACGAAATTCTAATGGCAGATTGCAACGATATCCTAGGTCGCACATTCCAGTTTGGGCAGTGGCTAGACCAAGAGCGGTTCATCATTGAGCTTCAGTCAAAGTTTCTGGATGAGGGCGATCGCGCCCGCGTGCTGGAGTACATCGGCAACATCAGCAAGGACAATTCCGTTCAAACATTGGATGACGGAGTGAGTCAGTCCACAACCGTCAAAAAAGCCTTGGGGCGGGTAGGGCATGAAGAGTTTGAGAACCCCGTCTCACTGGCACCATACCGCACGTTCCATGAAGTACCTCAGCCACCCTCTGAATTTGTCCTGCGGATGAGAGAGGGACGTGATGGTGTTGAGCTGGCTTTGTTTGATTCTGAGGCAGGACGTTGGAAATTAGAGGCCATTCATTCAATCAAGGGCTGGCTTGAGCAAAATATTGCTCTAGAAGAACTTGGGATTTCGGTGATTGCATGATGAGAACCCGACTCGTCAACGAAACCATAAAACCAGGCAAGGCCTACGCCACCGATGCCCAAGTCAAAGCAACTCTAGCTAAAGCAGAGCAAGCACCAAGGCACGATCCGAGTGTCCACCCTACTGCCACGGTTAGCACACCTGTAGAGGGTATTGCATGGGCCGTGAGTGAGGAGATGGATCGGAGTAATGTGGCCCCACGGCCACAGCCCACAAGATTCGGGGGGAAATGCATTGACTAGAGCCTACATAACGGTTACAGACGGGCTGGATCGTTCAGCCCACGAAGTGCAGACAGTAAACCTCATCGTCGGGAGTGACGACCTGGCCAAGTTATCGGCAATTCAGCGATTGCATGGTGTGGGGCAGGGGAAAGCGATCGCCCTCGCGATCGGTCACTACTGGGAATCGGTTAGAAGCATCGCCAGGGAGGCGGCATAGATGGGATACATCGAAAAGCAGAAGGTGAAACGCCACCCAAACCACAATACGAGGGCGATCGCCAAGATGAAATCTATTCTCAAGCGCGATGGAAAGAGTGATAGCGAAAAGCCCCTCAGGAATCAACAGCTAAGGATAATCGAAAAAGGACGGGCGGCATCAAGGCGCAATAAGTTTTGGCAGAGAGCTAGGGAGAAATTTGTATTTTGACATCAAGAGAATTCTGTTACTGGCTTCAGGGGTTCTTTGAGCTTTCTGAAGCTTCCGGACCAGAAAGGGAAATCACCCCCAAGCAGGCTGAGTTAATTCAAAAGCACCTAAAGATGGTGTTCATCTATGAAATTGACCCTAGCTACCCAGCAGAACAACAAGAGGCTCTTAGTGAGACTCATGCACCCTCAAGTGCTCAGCCCAATAATCCCGTGGCTAGGTGTTAACGCCCCACAGCACAAAACGCGATCGCCAGCTTTGAAAGTGCACAGCAAGTTGAGAAAAGGCAATGACAAACGAAGAACACGAAACATTGGTCAATTTTGACTACCCTGCGCGGCGAGTAATCGTATACACGACCCGGAAGGAGGTATATGGTCAAATCCTAAAAAGGATCGGAGGAAGGCTAGACTCCTGCGTCTGCAAAGAGGCGGAGAATGCGTTTGAGGTGAGCATGCCAATGGATATGTGCAGAAAACCCCACATGCTCATCTCAACTGAGCGATCGCCGGAACAGATTGAACGCGATCGCGAAAGAGGGCGGCGTCTAGCTCAGCGACAGCAGCAAAAAGGCATTGAAGAATTGGAAGCTGCGCTCGGTTGATCCGCAAGAGCCAGCCTTGAAAGTACACAGCAAAAATCCAACGAGGAACCATGAAATACACCATCCACGCAGAGATTGACGTAGAAGAGGGCATCGATGGGGCACAAGTATCCGCCGACCTTTTTCAGGCGATCGCTGACCACATAGCAAACGAGTCCGGAGTCACCGTCAGTGGGTTTAGCTCCTATGCACAGAAGGAAGTCGTCTATGACGAAGACGATTGTCCTGATGAAACGCCTTCGGAGGTTTTGGAGTCGTCGGAGAGTGGTTCGTAGAGTTCTGATTCGAGGGAGCGTATCAGTAGCCGGATCTCATGGGCATGATCAGACCCACGCTGTGCAGCGAATCTTTCCAGAATAGCCATATCTCTCTTCGTCACCCGGACAGACAAAATTCTCCCTGCATTAAAGCAAGTCGAACTTTTTGCGTAGAGGGCATTGTTCAACGGGGGTTGGAAGTGCTTAATCAAAGCCTTTTCCACTTCAGCCAAAAGAGCCTTGTCACACTCCAAATAAGCGATGCAAGGCTCTTTCATTTCTGACAACTGGAGATATCTATGATGAGAACCCCACCTAGCTCTAGCATTTACAGACCTCCCAATATACTGAACAACTCCATTTGCTATTGCGAAGTAAATAACGGGCTTGCTGGGGAGCTTTTTCTTGTCCTTCAGCGAAACCCTAGGCAGTTCATCCACTCGAATCTTCGACGGTTCGATCATTCAAAAGCTCCAGTTCTTCAACTATTCGACGAAACTCATGGGCCGGGGTTGATTGGCGCTCTTTTGCGTAGGCTTCAAATTTGTCCTTGTGAGCCTGGTCGACCCAGAACTTCACCTGAACGCTATATTTTCTGTTCACTTGGGTACCCATAATTACATTATAATAGGATTATAGCGACAACGGAGGTGATAAGAACCACCAAAAAGACAACCCCCAAGGAACGGCAATTCCTCAGGGGTCTGGACACAATCACTTAACGGAGCAATTCATGTCTTATAAAATTTTTGCTTTCTGGCGTCTATACGTCAATGATAGCGTATCTCTGGGTACTCTCCTAGTCGATTTTAGGGGGATTGTAGCGACAGCAGTAAGGATCCCCTTCATCTCACCCATATTCTACACGTGCGATCGCCTCGCTTCGGAGTCGCATCATGAATAAAACATTAGCAGTCTTTGCAAGGCCAATCCCATACCACAAGGTATTGAGGAAGATATCGGGTAGTGTTGCATCTGCGATTTTACTTCAGCAGATTGAGTACTGGTTCTCAAAATACCCCAATGGGTTCTTCAAATTTTTAAGGCCATGCGGCAAGCCAGGATATAAGTCAGGCGATAGCTGGGCAGAAGAGCTTGGCTACAGCCCCAAAGAGTTCCGAACCGCGTTCAAACACATTGGAACGACCTACAAGTCAAAAGGAGAATACGATCAAGCCAAGGACGAGGGCGATCGCTTCAACGGAAAATTCTATTGCAGCTACCACAATAGACTCACGGGACAGACTTGGTATTATCGCAACCATGAAGTGGTAGACAGAGCTATAGAATCCCTAGTGGAAGGGGCTTCTGGCGTAAGTGACCAACGGGAGTTTACAGTAAGTGACCAACGGGAGTTTACAGTAAGTGACCAACGGGAACATCTCCCCCCCCCTGTAAGTGACCAACGGGAGTTTACGCAAGTTACCGATCGGAGTTTCCTTTTAAATACAGAGACTACTACAGAGACTACATATTCTACAGAGACTACTTTGCATTTAGGGAAAGGGGAAAATTCCGAAATCCCAAACCCAAAATCCGAACCGGAACCAATTCAATCCGCTCCTGTTAATTTCGAAAGCCAATCAGTGATTGACCAGTCAATAAGCAAAACGTCCGGTGAGGATCAGTTTTCCGCTCCCGTCACGATTGGCTCTGTGACCTACAAGCTCTCTCCTGAGTTGATAGATCTCGAAGAACTTTGGGAGTTCGATAGTCAGAGAGGCCGGATGGAGGCCCGTACTCTAGCCCCTGGCCATAGATATCCTGCTTTAGTTGCTCATGGTCTTGGTGATGTTTGGCACGGGCCTGGGCGTAATGACTTCAACCCTGATGTCGTCAGTGCGATCCAAGAGCACCTGAGAAAATGCGATAAACCAGCATCACCGGGCAATGCTTGTTCCTGGATAACAAGCCGGGTCAACAAAGGCGATTGGGCACCAATTGAACTCAAGCGAGATGAAGCGATCGCGCCCATCGCCAAGCCACAAGGAGAATCTCGAATTACTCAAATCAACGCTGAATTGAGGCGACTGAACCGGACCTGCGAACTGCCGGATAACTGGTTCCACGACACAGGTTGCAACATGGTGTCCGAGCTTTCCCCAGCGCAACAGCAAGCTTACTTGATCGAATTGAAAAACACGGAGGTGGCCCATGCTGCCTGACTCCGATCGCGTTGTCCCAATGCGGGATGTGTCCAAAATGCCACCCTCAAATATTGATGCAGAGATCGAAGTTTTGGGTGGGTTGATGTTCGACGAATATGCCTACGGTCGAATCGAAGATAGGCTGCATCCCGCACTTTTTAGCCTAGACAGCCACATAAGGATCTGTGAGGCCATCATTTCTCTCAAGAGTACTGGCGCATCATCCGACCTGGTTAACGTCGTCTCTAGGCTCTCTGACGAGGGAGTCCTCGAAAGAGTTGGGGGGAAGGGTGCGATTCTCAAGATATTTGACTCGTGCATTACTGCGGTGAACATTGACCAGCACGTTGACCTGTTAGTGGATAAATTTGTCCGGCGCAAGACGTTGGAAATGGGGCAAAAGCTACGGATGGCCGCATACTCGCCTGATGATATTGCCCCTGAGTTGGATGCGATCGCTGATTCGCTTGGTGAGTTATCGGCGGCTGGCGCAGGTGGCGGTGATTTGGAATCCTGCGCAGACATATTGCTTCGTGTGGTCCCTGAGATCGAGGCTAGGCAAGAGAACCCGAACGCAATGATCGGGGTTCGTTCGGGATTGTATGACCTGGACGCGATGCTCCAGGGGTTGCAACGGGGTGCGCTGATAACCGTCGCTGGTCGTCCCGCGATGGGGAAATCGGCCTTGGCAATGCAGATAGCCCAGCATGTTGCCCATGAATTGCCTGTGACCGTGTTCAGCCTGGAGATGAGCAAAGAGGACATCGTCTATCGTGCTCTCAGTTTTGAGTCTGGGGTGCCAATGACGGCTATTCGCTCCGGGCGAATGAGCCAAGACGAGCTAGGTAGCACCACAAGCGCTGCTGCGAATGTCTCCGAGAATTGTTGGGTCAGTGAAACCCCAACAACGTCCGTCACTGAGATGAATGCACTGGCACGCTCGGTCAAGATCAGAAGCGGGAATAGGTTGGGTTTGATCGTTGTTGACTACCTTCAGTTGATGGGCGGTAAGAGTGACGAAAACCGGAACCAGGAAATCTCTAAAATCTCTCGCCAGTTGAAGATTATGGCCCGGACACTGGACGTGCCCGTGGTAGCCCTATCCCAGCTTTCCCGCTCGGTTGAGTCGCGCACCAATAAGCGCCCTATGCTTTCGGACCTGAGAGACAGCGGGGCCATTGAGCAAGATAGCGACCAAGTTATTTTTCTGTACCGGGATGAGTACTACAACGAAGACTCCGTCGATCGTGGGCTGGCTGAGCTGATTATTGCCAAGAATCGGCATGGACCAACTGGCACCGTAAAGGTTTTATTTGAACCGCATCTTACGAGGTTTCGTAATCTTGCGAGGCGATGAAAACCAACCTCTCAAAATACCTCGTCAGGATCAAGATTTATTCCGAACTTTTAAACATTTTGGATGATGACTACCTAGCCGATCCTGACGAATTCAGAAAACGATTGACCCCTACGTTGGCACAAGACGCGATGAGAACACCGAAGCGAAACGGGCGGATCCGATGGAAAGAATTCATCACCTTCCTGAGTGATGACGGGGTGAAGGACTTGTTTTGGGTTTTGAAAAATTGGGCGGATGAAAAATGATTATTCAGCTAGGAAAAATCGAATCGAAATTAGTTATCGATATGTTGGTCAGCTATTCGCATGAAGTGGTCGAAGGATCCGAGCACAAGGCCACGATCCCTTACCGCTTAGCGGAAACGCTTGCTGAACAGCACAATTTGACGCCAGAAGCGTACGTGGAAGAGATGGAGAACCGCGCCGAGAGGGGGAGTGGAGAGCGATGACTTTAGAAGTGAATTTAATCAAGCCAGATGTTATTGAATCTGATTGGTGCCAATGCCAATCATGCGGGTGGATCGGGCCTTCTGAAAACGCTGTAATGGGTGGCGGATATGGTCAGTTGATGTCTTGCCCAGCTTGCACGGACTTGGCCCTTGAGGAGTACCACGGCCCAACTGAAGTCACGATAGATGTCGGTCTATTGAGTGACATTCAGTCGATGCTGATACATGCGACGTTCATGCTAGGCAACTCAAAATTCAGCGATGAATACAAAAAAATGCACGGTGTCAGCGCTGCAAATATTGCCACGCGGGTGGAAGAGCTGCAAGTGAAGAATGGCCTCTTACCTGAGGAGAAGAGTGATGGCTGAACTAGAACAACTATCCGACCTCCTAGCCGCTCTTACCGTGGCGATCGAAGAGAACACCCGCATGCGTCAGGCTGGCGATATTGAGTTTGTTGGGAAGAAGGCGATCGCCGCCGTCCTTGATTGCCACCCGAACAACGTGCGGAACTACCACGAAGGGGGTAAGCAGAATTCGGGCTGGATCATGGGCATCCATTACGTGCGTCCAGGTGGTAAGGGGCCTCACCTGTACAATCGCCCTCTCATATCGGATTGGCTGCGGAACTCCCATGATCCAGCGGCCCATATGAGGGCGATCGAGGTTTATCAGAAATCAAAGATGGGATATCGGAAGCAACGGAGGAAGAGTGCGTGATTTGGTCTATTCAATACACAGAGAGTCAGTGGCAAGAACTTATTCAGATTGGTTTGCACACGATGCTTTTAGACGATTGTACGAGCCGATTTTGCGCTGAATCAGCATTGATGTGTTATCGCAATCAAGGATGCCCAATCGAATATAGCCGCATCAATGTTTTGCAATTAGCTAATGAGATTAATACAAGGGCGTGGGATTCATGAAGGCACAAATCATTCAGATTAATGAGCAATGGGATTTGCCGTCACCTCTTGGATCCAAATGGTCAGAAATAAAAGACAAGAGATTTGGGCAAGCCTATCGTTCCAAAGATGGCTTAGTAGTCATTTGCTCGATTGAGATTAGAGATGGCGATCGCTGGCTACACGTCTCCTATAGTCGCAAGACTAAGATCCCGACCTATCGGGATAGCTGCCTAGTAAAACGCCTTTTTATTGGACGCGATCGCTATGCCTATGCTGTTTTCCCTCCTGAGGAAATGCATGTAAACATAAATTCTAACTGTCTTCATCTTTGGACAAATCTAGATGAGCCTAGACCGCTTCCAGAATTTTCAAACACTAAACTAGGCGCAAGAATGATTTAGTGAAAATAGAACTAAAAGAAAACAATTAAGGACGTAAAAATGATGGTTAAAGTAATTTCAAAAAGATGTGAGAATGTTCGTCCTGGCAGTTTTACGGCACTTATATTTCTGGCGTTAATGATGCCTAGGACGCTGGAGAAAATTAAGGAATTCACGGGAGAAAATTGTGAGTTTAGGATCTTCGATCGATTCAGGTCTCTGAAAAACATGGGCTATTCAATTGGGTTTGACGGAGATAAATACGAGCTAATTGAAACACTACAATCGTTTTATCCAGCCAACGAAATTGGATGCAGACCCAATCGGGTCCCTAATCCGTTTAACCTCCCAGTTGCTCAGAACCTGGGACTGGTGGCGATCGCCCAGCGTCGATTTCACGATGTGGGACCTACAGTGCTGCGCCGTCTAAAGGAGCGTGGCCTAATCCGTCCCGTCATGCGTCGGGAACGTGGCGTGCAGGTGCCCCGCTATTTCGTGCCGTTGGAGGTTATGCAGCGACTGGAGGAAGCGGCGTGAATATGCCAATTGACTGCATCAACAGCCAGTCCAAGAACGGTCGCAATGCGACTCCCCTCCCGATCGTCGAAATGGCGAGGGATGTACTGGGATGGATTGACTTGGACCCAGCCAGTGATGCAGTGATCAACCGTGACGTGAAGGCCACTCGCTATTTCACTCGACACACTGATGGATTTTCGATGGACTGGCACAGTCCTAGCATTTGGCTAAATCCTCCCGGTAAAACCCTGAGCCAGGGGAAGCAAGTCACAGCGACAGACTGGTTTCGGAAGCTGTATCACCATTGGAAAGAGGGAGATGTTGAAGAGGCGATCGCCCTCGTCTATCGTGCTGGGTCCATCGGTTCTCTTGGCATGGACATTTTGAGTTTGCCGTTATGCCTGACATCTCAGGGTGGCCAGCATGTCAACGGTTCGGGACGGTTATCGTTTGACTTGATTGTGGGGGAGAGCAGGCGATCGCAGACGAGCAATACTCAGTCCAGTGTGATTATTCTGTTTGCCCGTGAGCCTGAAACGTTAGACCGATTTTCGGAGGTGTTTGGAAGGGTGGGGGTGGTGAAGACGTGAGACACCTTGACTTGTTCAGTGGCATTGGAGGATTTGCTTTAGCTGCTAAATGGCTAGGAATTACGCCGGCGCAATTCGTTGAAATTGAACCATATTGTCAACGGGTCTTAAGTAAGAATTTCCCAGGAGTCCCAATACATGACGACATCGCAACTTTCACTGCCAATAGAGGGGAATACGATTTACTCACAGCCGGTTTCCCTTGCCAGGACATCAGCAGCGCCAACCCCAATGGACGAGGGCTGGAAGGTAAACGCAGCGGACTGTTCTACGAACTCATGCGAATTGTTCGCCAGTGCAGACCCCGTTACATCGTTCTGGAAAACGTCTCAAACTTGCTTTCAGGGCGAGGCGGGAGAGATATGGGAGCAGTACTCTGGGAGCTTTCCCAGTGCAGGTATGATGCGGAATGGCAAACTATATCAGCGGCAAGTGTGGGAGCGCCCCACCTGCGCAAGAGGGTCTTCATTGTTGCCTACCGTCGTAGCGAACGACTGGAAGACCGGGAGTGTGGCTCAGGTTTTCAAGAGGAGATCGGAGCAGTTGAGAGATCGGGTTTTGCTTCCGACTGTAACAGCAGCGATCGCCAGCGGTGGCAATGCATATCAAATCAGTCGAGGGAAGAAGATCTTGACCTTGGAGGGGGTAACACGGGGGCTTCTCCCAACCCCAATTGCAACGGACAGCAAAAACAGAGGGACGCTAGACTATCGAAAATCCAAAGGGAAGACAGTCCATCTTCAAACTTTAGTCGGTGGCAACAAATTGAACCCCCAGTTTTGCGAGTGGATGATGGGGTTCCCTCCAGGGTGGACCGAATTAGAGGATTAGGAAATGCTGTCGTCCCGCAATGTGCAGTAATTCCATTGCAACGGGTGCTCACTATTGCTCAGGAGGATGCCGCATGATCACCATCATTCACATCCTCGACGTAATCAAACTGCCTGCGGCTAAGGCTGGGAATTACACCTATATCGGTAGAGCCAATAGTGTTCATCAGTTGCCGCGATCGCCCCTCTACAATCCCTACTCCGTCAAACAGTACGGGCGTGAGGGCTGTATCCAAAAGTATCGTGATGAGAAGCTGGCCCCAGCTATGCGGAGGCTTAAAGGGCAATTGTATGAGGCAGTAGAGAGGGTAGCGATCGCTGAAGCTTTGGGCGAAGAAGTGCGCTTAGCCTGTTGGTGCATGAGTGAAGAGTGCCCTGAAAAGCGTCCGTGGCAGCAGTGTCATGGATTGAGTATTCGGACAGCGGCAATGGATTTGTTGGTTGGGCGATCGCTAGAGGATCGAATTGAGCAAATTAAGGCGAGGGAACTTCCTGGTCTAGATCATGAGCGTGTTGATGGAGTTTGGAGGAAGGCTGGATGAAGTTTAAAAGAAAAATAAAAGCGATTACATTAAAGCGCCCATGGTCATGGGCGATCGCTCACTCAACAAAGCGAATAGAAAATAGAACTTGGAATTGTTATTTAGAAGTAGGTGATTATTTAGCAATTCATGCTGGGAAAGGTTGGGATAACTCTGCAATTCCATTTATGAGAAATTGCATGAATTTGAACTGCCCAGAATCAAAAAAAGATCATCCTACGGGGATAGTGGCGATCGCTCGATTTTCTGGAAATATCACAGAGTCTGACGATCCTTGGTTTATGGGGCCAATTGGTTGGCAGCTTGACAACGTTATTTCAATTGAGCCAGTCCCTTGTTCTGGAATGCAAGGGCTTTGGGCTTTTAAGGACGACGTTCTTCAGCAGTGCCGCGATCGCTATAAAGAAAGCTTGATCTCCCATCGCCAGCGTGACCCAGTTGTAGCTTCGGCCACTGGAATGATTCCGACTTTCTTTTCATGTCAAGGCGATTAAAATGCAACCATATTTTCAAAACAATCTGGTCACTATATATCACGGTGACTGTCGTGAAATTTTGCCAAATCTGATAGTGGATAGCCCTGTCAGCTTGCAAATAGATCCGGTTTGGCCTAATGCGATCGCCGTCATCAAGGCATATTCAAATGACAATCCTATCTCTGAAGATCAGATAGTTCAGCTATTGAGCCTCCTGATGGATAAGCGATCGGACTTTGACAGTGTGGTCGCTAGGCTTAAGGCGGGTCGTGCAGAAAAAGAAAAATGAGGCTAACACTACCACCCCAACTCAGGAACCTTCGGAGTGCTCCCAATAACAGCCGCATAATCTTTGTACAAAGTCTTCACGTCATGGCCCGTGATAGCAGCAACATCCACCGGATTCATCCCAGACGCTAAGCAGTGGCTAATGAAGGTGTGACGGGTATTGTAGGGCTTGCGATATTCCACGCCTCCCCGTTCCAAGGATTTCGTCCAGGCCCGGTTGCGAAAGTTGTGATCGTCGATCGGGTTGCCCCGTGGCGAAGGAAACACCAGTCCTGATTCTTGACGGCGTTCCAACAACATATCCACCAATGCGCCAGAGATCACAAGGTCTCTGGCCTTGTTCGTTTTGGTTTCCTTCCGGCAGCCTCGGCTATACGATTCCCCAATCCAAATCTTGGTGCAATCCTCTGAAACATGGTCCCACAACAACCCGATCGCTTCCCCGGTTCGTACCCCTGTACCAAACAGGAACCTAACGTATGGAACGTAGTGATTGAAGTGCCGTGATTGCCGGAACCCCTCAATAATTCGCTTGATCTCTCCATCGGTGAATGGTCGAGGCTTCTGTTTTGGCGGAACTTTGAGAGGGATATCTTCCCAAGGATTATCTTCGCAGCGTATTAATTTTGCTTTGACAGCCCAGCGCCAGCAACTGGCCATCAACCCTAAGCGCTCTTTGGTGGTTCGCTCACTTAGATCTTCAAGAAGGTATTCCCGGAAGGCGATCGCATCTCTCTCTTTCACCCCATCCGCACCACGATTCCCAAAGTAGTCTGTTAATCGCGGTAACAGTCCGTTGTACTTTTCCAGGGTTCTAACATTTACTCGATTGGCTTTGAATCGAATAAATTGTTCAAACAAGAGTGATACTGATTTATTCTTTTTTCTACTCGATTCACCCTTATATTTCACCAGCGTTGGATCAAAATTACTGGTTGCCAGGTCAGCCTCAATGGTGAGCGCCTGAGCTTCAGCAACTTTCCGGTTCACGATTGACTCTTCCAGGCCAGTGTGAATATAGTAGCGATCGCCCTTATATGACCAGTATAGGCGTAATTTCCCGCGTAGTACGTTTATCCCGACTTTGTTTGCCATTGCATATCAGGGTGTGTGCGAGTGATCACAGAATACACCTCAAACTATAGCAAAATGCGTTGAAATGCGTTTGGCGTTATTGAGAATGGGAAGGTCAGGATAGTGTTTCTGAAACGACGAAACCCCCCGATATCGGGGGGTTTCAAGGGAATGGACGTATCCCGACTCGAACGGGAGACCCCCACGATGTCAACGTTGAATACACCCCTAAGTATCCCCTTTAAGTTATGGCATTCCTGGTTTTCAATAGTGTCGATCACTGTGTGCACACAGTGAGGATGAATTTAACCATCGTCAGTCGCACCAGCAATTGGAATGTCAAACGTAACCCCATTCGCTTCAATCACCTCAAACACATTGCGAAGCAAGATGGGTTGGTCAATGCTCTCATCCTCGACGACCTCACAGAGTAGGGTGGGCGCGATCGCCTCTATCTCATGTACATATCGCCCTGCTTGATCTTTGCCTGGGATGTACTCGATTCGTTCCAAATAAATCTTTTTGCAATGGCGGGGCTTGAAGCCAATTAGGTAGGACGCGATCGCCTCTGTTATGGTCCCAGCCCCCTGCTCTCCTACCATCGCATTGAGGCTCACATCTATGAGCCACTTCATGTCGCGGTTCTGGCGATAGATATTGCCGCCTGCTGGGGCTTGGAATGTGTCTTTAAGGCGGACAACCGTGATGATGCCGTTCTCCGCTACACCCGCTTGCCCACGCTGAGAAGGAAGGCCACGCACGAAAATTCCTGCATCCCCTAGTGGACTGAGGCGATTGATTATGTCAGTGCGAATTTCATCAATGGGGAGAGTCAAGATGCGATTCTCCTGACGTAGTCTTGGGCGATTTTCTGAAGCTTGGGGTGATGTCGATCAGCTACGCCAACGAAGGGACGGGCGGGCATTTTGCTGGTGCCGAATTGGTGGTAGATGGCATGTCTAACGCTTGGCCCAACACGAGCCTCATTGCCTGAAACGCGAGACGACACAGACGATACCATTGCACCTGTCTCTTGAAGAATGCGACCCGATCGCTTTTGACGCAGGGTAGATGCGGCCAGTGGGGCGAACGCAGCGCCTTGGTAGGTTTGACCTTTTGCAATATTCAGTTTGGTCTCACGCTCCATGTACGCCCCGCACTCTTCCAGAAGGGGTGACATGTCGGACAGACCTGCGATCATCTTGGCGAGGCCACTGGAAGCACTTGATATGTCTGCGGTGATTCGAATCACATTATCTCTCCCATGACATTGGTGGTAAAAAAGTAACCGTTTACCTTCCCCCCAAGGATTGGATCAACACTCCATCTCGATGGTAATGAGGCTTTGAGGATGAAATGCCCCTCTTGGGTATCCCCGGTTGGAATGTCGGTGAGTGTACAGGGAACTTTTACCCCCGGCACAATGCTCATAGGGATTCGGGGCGGGTTTATTTCTTCTAGGACTGGGAGATCGTTGGGGATATTTGAAGGGTCGCTGATTGGATAACTCGTTGAGTAAACCCTGTTGCATCGCCCTTCTAGATGGAGCATATCCACTCTCGTCTCATGGCTGGCTTCTTCGGTGGCACCACGATTTGCAGCGGTCTTAACGGATGCCTCCACTACCAACGAAACCGTTTCTAATACTGGATTACCCATCTGATCTATTAGCTCATTACCCTCAGGTAACTGGAAGATCAGATGGGTATTGGTCGGGAAGACCGCCATTACTCATCGTCACCCTTGGCGGCGGTCTTTTTGGTTGTAGCTTTAGCAGCCGCTTTAGCTTCTGGCTTGGGTTTTTCGCTCAGTAGGGTGATCATGCCAGATGCGATCGCATCTTTCACCTTCGGATGATCTTTCGCGATCGCCCACAGCTTATCAACAATGGTGTTTTCGCCATCGCTTAGCTTGAGCCTCACCCCAGCCTTAAGTAGCCAGGTAATGATTCCTTTGGGATTAGGACTTTTGAATTTGATTTTCATAGTGATCCTACGACTTATTCAAGACGTACAAACGTGCCCTGAAGGGCTGCTTGAAGATTGCTTCAGATGTGGCACATAGCCCGACCTGACGATAGGTCATCTGATCATCAAGCAATCCCGGTGGCAGGGTCTCAATATCTGCATAGTGGCGAATCATATTGTTGCGTACTGCTGCATCAAACATGAGCAGTAGGTCAGCGTCTGGTGCAACTGCTACACCGTTGATAGTGGTGCGATCGCCCTCATCATTGACAATGGAGCCGTCCATCTCATTTACCGCGTTGATGGTGCGTACCTGAGTGGCATCCCCACTGGTAAGTAGCCTCTTGGGATTGCCATCGTTATTGTCGGTAAATCGACGACATAGGGATAGGTTCACATCCTCGCTGGTAAGGACCGCAGTAGCCTGAGTTGTCAGCTTACTGTCCTTACGGAAGTCGCTTGTCTCAGTGAGCATAAAATCGTAGGCGCTATCGGCATCTGCTCCTGGACCCGTGAGGCCATTGGCCCCAGCTACCACCTCGACAGTTTCTACGTAGGGATTGGTAAGCAGCCCGTTGAACCCGATCGACTCATCTCCAAACACTGCCTTCTTGTGCATCCACTCACGCAGACCTTTCTCAAGAGCCATGCGGTAAGACTGAACGGTTCGCTTCTGGGGTAGATATTGGTTGGATCGCCCCATCTCTTCAGCTCGTAGCTCTTGCCAATCCCATTCGGCTGCCAGGATGCCTACAACGGTGCCGTACTCATCCATGTTCATGCCGAAGTTGGCTAGCGGCAGATCTTTGGCCTTTCCGCCGTAGTTTACGGCTTTGCCTGTATAGTCCACACGGGCGTTAGCGATCTTGCGTGCTCCAAATGGCAGATCGGCAGTGGCATAATGGTACTTCCCTTCGTATGCCCAATACTCTGGGTAGACGGGTTCTGTGATTTCTGTCTCGTAACGGGTCAGGGCTTCATTTAAAAATTTCCCTGCTAAGATTACCTCTTCACTGACTGGCATTTATGGCTCTCCTTACAACCCGATGGTTGCGTTAATGCGGACAGCCACCAACCCGGCTCCGCTGGTCGTTTCTGCGAAAACTGCTGTTGAGATCTGGGCAGTATTGGCCCCATCTACGCTCTTGCGGACACGCCCCACAACATCATTTGGGGAAGTTCCTGCTGTGTGACGGTAATGAACAGCATCACCCATCACCACTGCCTCTTCTGAGTACATGACGATGTCGCCCTTGGTCAGATACTCAACCGCTTCGTAATCTGCGGGATATCCAACATCATTTGAGTTCGAAAACGCTTGGGTAAGGGTGATTCCAAACTTCTCTACGAATACCGGAAGCACTAGGATTTGCCCTGTGCTAGGTGCCCCGGAGAGGGGCGAAACGATATTGCCCGTAGTGTCTAGGACAGCAATTCGCCCAAAGGGAAGAACCCCGTTGTGGTTGATTGCGTTGTGAAGTGCCCCATCAATTTGACGTAGGCTGCTATCGGCAATTTGGCCTTCAGTGAGCCATTTCTTGAGGCCGTAATTAACGGTTGTTTGTGGCATTAGTTGTTATCTCCCATCAGAGAAAGCCCGTTCTCTTCAATTCGCTTTTGCCGAGCAGCACGACGATCTGCCTTGGCACGATCATTAGCACGCCCACCCATGTCAGAGCGGGAACTACCGCCGCCGCTATTGGCAAGCTTTACCAGCGCTTGAAGCCCATCAACGTGGCTAACGCCATCCATAGCCTTAGGCTGTAAGCTACGCCATAAGCCATTTACAAAGCCGTCACTCTTGAAATCCTCGTCATCCTTCAAGGACTCGTCTTGGCGCAGTAGCCACAGACGTTTGATGTCCATCTCGTCCAGCTTCCAATCTGGCTCAAAGTCGGGAGAATCCATGCGAATAGCGGGAAGGACAAGACCCCACATGTCCATGCGAGTGGCGATCGCTTCCTCAATCGCACCATCATCCATGCGGGCCTTTTCAGATTCGTCAGCTTTTGTCTCAAGCCCTTTGATGGTGCCTTGGGCCTCTTTTAGCTGAGTGTCTAGGCTGTCAGCGCGGTCATTGGCGGTTTTCTTCCCGGCTTGTGCACTGGCTAGGTTCGTTTCCAGTTCTGATTGTTTATCGAGGACGGATGCAACGGCGTCGGCTAATCCCGGTCCGTCGTCCCCATCTACGTTATAGGTTCTATTCCCGATCGTGATTGCCGTTGGCATCGTTATCGTTGATCCTCCATCTGTACTAAATCTGTATTCCCTCGTTAGGTCAATGGTGCCGTTGTCAAACCCCTCAATAATCTGCACCGCAAAATCGTCCACCCCATCCATCCGAAATGAGTCGAGATGGAGTTTACAAGAATTGCCCCCACGGGCAGTGCCCACCAATGCAGAGTGGTTACCAACACGGTCTACCTGGAAGAGGCGATTGCCATCTTTCCGAATCCCGACGTTGTAGCCAGGGGAAAGCTGATTAGCCTTGCCGGATTGGATGGCGGCGATCGCATCCTTATCTGAAACGATATGGGCAAAGTCTAGTAGGCCCTCATCCTCTCTGGGTATAGGGACGCCCCCCACTGCCCCAACCGCATACTTTTTCCAATTCTCAGGAGTGACAGGAACGGGAGGATGCCCCAAGGTAAGAGCGCTATTGGCGATTGAGTCTAGCCATTGCTCATTAAAAAGCTCGTCTTTGGTTAGCTCCTCAACTCGGATCGACCCATCGGGCTGCAAATACTTCAGTTCGCCAACTCTGGCGATGGTGCCAACGACTCGCAGCGAACCATTGGGCATCACATCAAACTTTTGAATGGGCGATCGGTCAATTCTAAAAGGCATGGGAATCCTGGCGCTGACTCTCCTCACAGGATTCCTGATGAAAGTAATTTATTCGGGTAAAGCACGAACGGCGATCGAAGCGCCAGGGCGAGATGGCCCTGTTCCGCTTATCCCCAACGCCACCGTTGATCTTCCAGATGACATGCCTTTTGTTAAGCGTGGGTTGAACAACGGTCTCTTTAAACGACTTGAAGTGGCCCCTGTGAAGAGTTCGGCCAAGAAAGCCACCAAGAAAGGGGAGAGTGACGACTAATGTCAAATATCTTCCACGGGGCTGAAGCCGTATTTGTTGATAACACTATTCGCTCAGTGCGAATCGTCAATACGGCGATTACATTTATTGTGGGGACTGCTCCTACCTACGCACTAGTAGAGGGGAATCGTACTATCAACCAACTGGTGAGAGTCGCTAGTGATGTAGACGATTCTCTCTGGGTTGGGCCAAAGACTGACGGGTTTACATTGCCTACAGCTCTGGACATCATCCGCAACTATGGCGGATCAGATGTGGAAGTTGTGAATGTGTTTGACTCGGCAATTCACAACTCAGTGGCAACAGCGATCGCCTACACCATTCCTTCCTTGGGCACGGTCCAGTTAGAGCGGGTTTCAGGCTCTACACCTACCGGGGTGAAAGCAGGTGGGCTGACATCTGTATCCGTGACCAATGTAGGAGGCGGTACAACCTATGTCTTGGATACGGATTACTCGTTAGATGCCGTCAATGGTACGGTAACTCGGTTAGCCACAGGCTCTATCCCTCAAGGAGCTAGCATTGAAGCCACTTACGCCTATGCTGATCCTGATAAAGTGACTGATACCGACATTATTGGAGCCGTCACGGACGGGGTGCGTTCGGGGTTGCAAATGGCGTTTGATATGCGATCGCTTCGTGGTTATCGCCCCAAGGTCATCATCTGCCCCAACTTCAGTGAATCATCCATCGTCTCCACCGAGATGGAGAGCATTGCAGAGAACATTGGATATGGATGCATTGCTGCGATTGATGCCCCTGTTGGAGCTTCGGTGAGTGAGGCTAAGGCAGGGCGATCGGGCACGGCCCCCGTTGCCAACTTTGGCACCAGCAACCCATACACGAAACTGTTTTACCCACGGGTAAAACTTGGCGATGAGCTTCAGTCGTTAGCTACGCATTACGCGGGATTGAGACACTACCTAGATGATGATTCTGGATATCATTATTCAGCCTCCAACTATCAGCTTCGCAATGTTGATAGTATTGAGTTGACTAATCTGAGTGATGCTGATCGAGAGAGTCTCAATATTGACGGTATCACCACGCTATATCGTGACTTTGGCACAGGGATTCGAATTTGGGGCAACCATACGGCACAGTATCCCAGTGACCAAAACCCCTATTCATTTGAGGGAGTATTTCGGGCTGTTGGGATTATCCATGAGGGTTTGGTGAACGCTAGCCTCCCGTTTATCGATAAGCCTATTACTCCAGCTTTAGCCAAACTAATTCAGGAGACAGGGCAGCGGTTCTTGGATGAGCAACAGGCGCGAACAGGGGCGATCGTAGCTGGTTCTACACTGCGCTACTTGCCTGAGAAAAACCCAGCAACTCAGATCGCAGCAGGAACTCTTATTTTTACATTGCGCCTAATGATTCCGGTCCCTGCTCAGGTGATCCGATATGAAACCAGTCTAGATATTGATTTGTTAGCTGAAGCATTGGCATCGGTCGCCTAGGAGGATAAGTGGCAGCAAAGCAGTTTGAGGGGTTTAACCTCTGGATTAATGGAAATTCTTACTATGGCCAGATTAAGGGCCTGGAGTTGCCAGAGCTAGAGACGGAAACCACAGACAAAATGAGTGTTGCTGGGATTGGCACCCAAGAGTTGCCCCGCTTGTTTGCAGCAATGGAGGCAACTATCACCAGTAGTGAGTATAACGAGTCTCTAAGCGCGATCGGGGCTGATCATCGGACAACTCGCCAGTTCCAGATTTTTAGCTCAATCGGAGAACATCAGAATGGCCAGGTTGATTCCAAGTCAAATATCATCACGCTAATTGGTCGTGTTAAAGCTTTTGAAGGCGGGGAACTCAACTCAGAGGATGAGATCGAGATGGAGCTGACGCTTGCCGTTGATGCTTACAAGCACGAGTATGACGGGCAAACGGTATTCGACATTTCTATTGACCCACCCCGGTATGTGGTCAATGGACAGGACTTGATTGCCCAGAGAAACAATAACTTAGGGATTGCGTAATGGTTGAAGCGGTTAAGACTGAAGTAGTTGAAGATGCCAGTTTTGGTAAATTGATTTACACGTTAGGTGATGGTCGGAACGTTTACCAGAAGCCTGACGACGACATCGAAGTGGACGCCTTCCTAAAAGCCCAGTCTGCTGCAGTGGTGAGATCGGGTAAAACTGCCAAATTCGACACTGCCCTATTCATCAAGTTGATAGCCACATCAATGTGTACGATTGATGGTCAACCCATTACCATCGACATGATGAACGGCAAACCTTCAGCCAGCGGGCAGAAACTGAACTGGAAAGCACTCGCCTCGATCCAAACCTACATCAACACCGAAATGGAGGGCCTAATGCCTGACCCAAAAGCCTCCTTAGAGTTGGAAGGGAGTTCGGAATAAGCCTTTCTGAATGGAAGCGAATGAATCTAGCCGAGTTCCGCATGTGGTGGGACGCGGCGATCGCTGTTTGGCAGGAAGACCGGGTTGAGGAAGAACGGAAGAATCGGGAAGCTGCGAAGAAGGGCAAGCGCTAGTAGCCGTTCAGCCAAGTTGAAATATCATCGAGCCAATCCGACAAAGCATCAAGGTACTGGTGGCCGTAGTCACCTATCCAATCGATTATTGAGTCTATGCTATCGGCAGCGATGTCCCTAACCCTCCAAGGCCAGTAACCTTTAATCTTGAGCAGAAATCCCCAGTACGGCATTAAAAGAAGTGGGTCAGTACGCCACCTCTCGTTTTCATAGTCCGGGCATCTCCTCACCCTAAGGAGTGGAGGGATATGTATTGTGCTGTCGCTGTACTCAGCAGGATAGCGAACTTCTGGTTTCATATATGCTGCGATGTGAGGCAAAACTGTATATTTCATATTTATGCTTGATTACTGACCGCTGCTGACGATTGGATGACCTGCTGAATCGACTCCACCGGTTACGGTTATCGGCTTCCCTGACAAAGTTGACTCGCTGCCTGATGTGATCTCTACCTTGTCACTGCAATCAATCTCGATCTTGGTCGCGTTAATCCGTAGCACCCCTGTCTCTTCATTGAATTCAAACAGGTGTCCACCTGGAAAACTGAAGTGGATGATGGCGCGATCGCTCACAGGCGGCGGATTCTGCGAATCATAGAAGCTGCCTAGGCATAGCCCCTCATTGCCGTCAGCATCCATCAGGACTTTGCAATGTTCTCCCACTGATGGCATGACATAGGCTTGGCGAGTCCCTACGAATGATTGTTGTACCGGAATAGGCTTGGTCACAATCCCCAGCACTGGCACATGGCATCGGACCTTTGCCTCACCGTCGATTACTTCGGTGATGATGCCGTCATAAAATTGGGTCTTCTGGGAGTGTTTCATATTTTGGCGTAGAGAAAGCATTCAATCTGCCAAAGCCTTTTTCTCACTCCATATTTTCCTCTCTGGAGTAGTGAGGCTTTTATAAAAGGGTTTAGTCCTAGGGGCGGTCTTAGGGCGGCATAGCAGTACCCATAGCGAAAGCGGATATACGCTCGAAATAGGCTTTTAATCATTTTTCTATGAGGTTACTAGTTTTTGTCTTTCACAAGAATCCTGCCACCATCGGCACTGTCTTCAATCCTCACTCCAGGAACGAAGACTAATGCTTCTGCAACTTGTCCATTTTCGTAAGTTGTTGTTTGTACAATGCACCCAACCCCATCTATCTGCATGGCCTTTGTGCTTTTCATCCAATTCTCAGATTGGTTTGAGGCTTTGCATAAGACTTTAAATAAGTCGGGATTCCCTTTGAAGACTATCTTGGCGTCTTGAGAAGCTTCTGTAGTTGCGCCATGAGTCAGAGTTTTGTTATCTACCATTTCTTTTCTCCTTAGCTACAATCATTGAACAGAATCATCCTACGGGCAACGGTTCAACCCGTCGTAACTTCAACTGACAATTCCATCCTGACTTGGGGCTGAGTTCGTGACGGGTTTCTTTGGCCTGCCATTTCCCATCAAAAGTACCAAAGCCATCTATGTTAAAGTTTGCCCCTGCCACGGCATCCGCACGCCCCTGATAGAGAGTGAAACTTCCCTCGCACTGTTCAGCATTAGCCTTCCTCAGATTCTCTTTGGCCCGTGCCTCAGCCTGCTGGGGAGATTCAGCCCGTTCTGCGTCCACAATGCTATCCCCTGTAGCTATCCGGTCATCGGTTGCAGTGGCCGTTATGGTCTCGTTTGTATCTGGGTTATGGCTAGTGACCGTTGCTTCACTGTACGTGTTTCTCGACTTATATCGCAGTCGATAAGAGCGAATGTCGGATTGGTCGGGGCTGTTAGGCGTGTAGCTGAGGGTGGCGATCGCCTCTGCACCATCCAACTCTTCCCAGCTATAGAAAATCAGATTCTCGTTCTCAATCTTGACCAACAAGCCATACTCAGAAGCCAGTTGGGATAAGAACTCAAGGTCTGTTTTCTCTGATTGGGTTTGTCGCTCAAAACTAATATCGGGTATTTCGCCAACGATGGTTAGGTTGTGACGGGATGCGATCGCCTCTGCAATACCTGCCAGCGTCGTATCCTCGTATTCCTCAGACTTGTTTGTTCTCAGGTCTTTGGTGACATCCGTTGCGGTGAATTTCAACCGGACGGTGTTGGGTGGTCCACTAGATTCAAGGTCGTCAAACTGGAATCGGCCTGCGTTTAGTACCTCTTGAGAATCTTCGTACTGGATGGTGAGCGTAACAGTGTCACCAATAGAGGGAAGCCAATCACCCAACCACAATAGTGTAGGATCCTCCACCGTTATGCTCAGGTCTGGGGCGGATTGGTCGAGGCGATCGGTGTACTGGATGGATTGCACCAATGGGGCAAGATCACGGGTGATGTCCTTGCCTTCGTAGATGAGTGTAAAAGTTGGCTTAAGAACCCGGACCATTGTGGATTTTCCTGTACATTACTAGTGGGCCTCATGGGGGCTTTAGAGGCCCAACTCTATCTTTTCCAAGGCGGCAGATTGACCGTGACGGGCGTTGTGGCATTCTCTACAGTCACAGTTACCGATTCCCCCCCCGAAAACATTTCAACTACTCCAAAATTCATAAAATTCTGGCCCACAACGTCAGTATAGGCGTAGGGGTCAAGGTAATGGTTGTCAGCGATCTGGTCCCAGCGTTGACCAATGATGGCTGTTGCAACTTGGAAGTTTGTCATGCGAATACGTCCTGAATCGTACGGCGATCGCGTTGAAGAAATCCGGTTAATCTACTGCGTTCAGGGGTGATGTCGTCGGCAAATTCCAGTAGCTTCACTTGCCACTTGGCCTCCAGCAATTCCCCTTCCGTGGAATACAGCATATGCTTAACATCGACCGCTGAAAGAACAAAATTGCCCACCGTTTGACCTCCGATGGTTAGCGGCTGGGCTTCTTTTTTTTGGGCCATATCCAAGAACAGGTCCAGATACTCTTGAACGGTGCTGGCCGTGGAATTAGTCGTTGGAGATTCACGCCTCTCAACGTATGTTACCCGATCATTGGGAGGGCGATCGCGCAGCGGCTGGGGCGACTTCTCTGCAACCTCAAGCCAGTGGACATGGAATTCCAGGGTTGGTTTTAGAAGCGTATCAGGGACTTGCTGAACCCCAGCTTTGCCGCTAATGCGCTCCATCTCAGCATAGCCGTATTCATGGCCTAAGCTGTAGCTTAATGGCACAATCGGCGGCTCTAGTGCAATGTCTCCGAGTTGTCCCCACATTTATGTCAATCCCTCCTTATGCCAATCATCCGCCCATTGGAACTGGCATCCATATCGTTCAGCGGCTTCCTTGTCAGAGTCGCGATCGCCAATGAATAAAACAGATTCAGGTTTTACAATCTTGTGGGGCCAACAGCTCCGATCCTCGTCGGCAAATTGTTTGTAAGCCAACTCGATCATCCCGGTGTTTGGCTTCCTGAAGCCTTGCTTCGTCTGCCAATCGGGATGATCTCCCATCCCGTTGTATTCACGCCGGACAGTGAGGAACGGGAACCACCAAGGACGGCATACACGAATAATCTCGTCGTCAGCTTTGCCAAGTGTCGTATGGTTTGGGCAGAAATAAACCCTATCGACCCAAGGGCACATTCTCAGGAAAAATCGCATTTCAGCGATCGCCTGTCCTCTTGACTTATAGGGCTTCCCAGTATCGGGATTGATGGCTTCACATCCTCCCTGATTGGAGATCCCATAGATTGAATAGCCTTTTTCGCTCAATACCTTGAGCCTTTGTGCTGCCTCTGGGAAAAGAAGCTGGTCACGCCAATTTTTGGGGCACACCTCTCCTGAAATTGTTTTCCTTACTGTTCCATCAAGGTCAACCAAAATAAGCATTAGCCGCTGTACCCCACTCGTTGACGATTTCCCATAATTTCCTCCAGCACATCTGGCAGTTCACGACGCAATGCATCTGCAATGCTACCTGCTGCATCTCCCCCGCCGTTGACGTTGATATTGAGGGTGATGCCTCCAATATTGATGCCTCCACCTCCGCCCCCACCGGAGGATAATCCACCTCCAAGGCCAGAGGGCAAAGCACCTTGGAGTGCATTCGACATAATGCCGGAGCCAACAGCCGATCGCATCCCTGAAGCCAGCATTTGTACTATTTTTGCACCTGGGTTGGTTCGGGTGTTGTTGAGTACTGTCAATGGTCCATGAGGGACAGGGGACATGGGGAGCATGGATCGGGCCGCATTTGCAACGGATGACATGGCTCCTGTGACTGCGCCTATCCCGCTCCTTATGCCATCAGCAAGTCTCGCAACGATGTTCGCCCCTGCTGCGAACATTTGGCCCGCGATGCCAGTAACAGCAGATATCATCTGACTGCCCATTGATGTAATCGCTGCCACAGCTTGTGCAGCTCCTGAGGCGATCGCCCCAACAACTTGAGCCATGCCGCCAACCATTGCCGCTACAATGCCGCTTATCCCACTGGCGGCCAAGCTTCTTAGGCTAGCCATCATTTGCGCCCAAATCAGCATGATTCGGCTCTTGATGCTTAAGAATGCCAAGGGAATTAGGTTCAGGACAGCCATTATGGCCCCTGGAATTTCGGCCACTCTTGCAGCACTGGCTTGAAGAGCCATGCCGATTATTTGGGGCATTTCGGAGAAGGCAATGTTCACCCCCGTGGCAGCCGCTCCCATCTTGAATATCAGTGCAGGAATCGCAACGATAACGCCAGCCAATGCAGCCAGCGATGCAAAGGCAGACGCTACGGCAATTGCCCCTGACGCGATCGCTGATAGTGCTACTCCTAATACCCCTGAAGACAATACTCCCCCAGCGGCGAATGCAGCGCTGACCGCTCCCCATGCAGATGCGATCGTCCCGATTGCTCCCACAATAGTGCCCGCTATTACCAGCAACGGGCCGACAGCGGCAACAACGGCAGCGATCGCCACGGCAACTTTGGTAATGCCTGGATGCGCTTGGGCGAATGCGGCGAATCCATGAACAATGGGGATGACCATTTCGAGTAGGCTATTCATCGCAGGCAGTAACACTGAACCAGCCACTATAGCTATCTCGGTCAACCCATTTTGCAGTAGTTCAAGAGATGCCCCACTTGTCCCCGCCATCACATCAAAGCTGTCAGCCATAGTGGACCCGCCACCTAGCACAGCCTCTTCTGACTTTTCGAATGCTTTGCGAAATTGGTCCAGGCCGCCAGCCGCTTGCAGCATTTCGTCTGAGAACCCAGCCCCAATTATTTTATTTAGCGCTGCTCCTGCCTCTGGTCCACCCTGCTCGACAGCATCCAGGAATTGAAGCATAGCCTCAGTCCCGTTGCCACTGGCAAACGCTTCTTGCATGGCGGCGGCATCTAGCCCTAATTGCTGAAACCCTTCTGCCGCCTTCTCCGGTAGTTCAGTGGCCATTGCCAGTTTTTGCACCACCCCATTGAAGGCAGTACTCGCTTTTTCTGGCGCAATGCCCAAGGCGGTGAATGCAGCACCAAAAGCGGCAACATCTTGTTCAGCCATACCAAATGTTTGGCCGACACCACTCGCACGCTTGGTGAAGTTGACAATTCGGGCTTCAGTGGTGGCCATGTTATCGGCCAGGTTGTTTACCACATTCCCGAAGGTTTGGAGCCGCTCAAAGTCCACCGTCCCAGTGGCAGTGTCCATCATCTTAAAGTTGTTGGCGATCTCAGCCGCCGCTTGTCCCGCTTGGTCCGCACCCATATCGAACGCTACAGCCATGTTGGAAGTGAGCCGAACAAAGTCGTCCAAGTCATCAGTCGCAACCCCAAGCCGTCCCCCAGCAGCAGCCATATTAGCCAATTCATTAGCACTGCGCGGGATCTGGCGGCTCATCTCCAGGATGGTTTGCTGCATTTGCTGCATCCCATCCTGGTCAAGGTTCGCAGCTTTTGCCACCTCAGCCATTGAGTCTTCAAAGCTCATTGCCTCTTGGACCGCTCCCACTAATGGCATGGTGACATTTTGGGTCATTGACTGCCCCAAGTCACGCATATAGAAGCCAGTTTGCTGAAGCCGATCGCCCATCTCAGCAATACCATTGCCACGGGTCGCAGTGGACTCGATACCTTCAAGCCCTGCTTGCACTCGCTCTATTTGGGCAATGGCATCGTCTGCGATCGCCTGAATTCGAAGGACAGCTTCTAAAGACAAAAGAACCCTGCAATCCAACGATTACAGGGTTCCTAACCAAATGACTACTGAAAGGAGGTTTTGTATGAACACTTTTGATCAATCCCAGCTTTCCCTAAGCCGCTACATCTACTCCCAGCCACTCGCTAACTTCCTGAATGCGATCGTGTAGCTCATCCAACGCCTCAGTATGGGCGGCATCATCGCCATCCGTCATGAGTACGAGGGAACATGTTGTCATGATCTTGATAAGCCATCCGTGAGTCGCTGAGAGTTGAGCATCACAGTAGGACAGGCGATCGGGCAACGTGGATGTAGTAACATTTGAACGAACAATTGTTCGTTCAGGTAGTGTCGCGGTAGGTTCTGGGCTTAGTTCCCCTCGTGCGAAAGGGATCGTGGACCCACCGGATTCGGGAACGGCCATCACCAATGATTTCGATTTCCCCGCCCCAGTTTCGACCACCTGGAATGCACCTCCAAAGTGGGGGCTTTTGGCATTGGTGGAATAGACGCGATCACCGACGCTGAACTCATCCTCAGGACATGCCGTTGATGATGCTCCACGGGCGTAGTGCTGGGCTGTTGGTGATTCGCTCAGGTCGTGGGCAACCTTAGACGCCTGTTGTTTTGCCTCAGGGGATTCAAGCCCAGTTAGCTCTCGCGCTTGGGCCTCGTTTTCTGGTACGTACTGATGACCCGCTGGCATTATATCTACCGCTGCTTTCAGAGCCTTCATCCGGTATTGCTGGTACCGTTGAGACGAGCCGTCCGCCAAAAACAGATCGGCAAAAACAGTTTTCTGAAAACGATCGGACCAATAGTCCTGAAATGAATCGTGGGAAAACCTCCACAGTTGCTGTGCATCAATCTCTGCTAAATCCTCTAGGATGTTTTTCCACAAATTCCCCATCCTGCGAAGGTTCGACTCGATACGTCCTTCGATCACCTGAAGCCTGACTCGTTCATCCTGCTCTTGCTGAACCAGCACTGACACATTAGGCATGACTCCCCTCCATTTGCGATCGCATTTTCGCTAGTCCTTCTTGAATCAGTCCCGATATCTCCTGGACAGTACCCCCGATCATTGCTGGCAGATTTTTGATTTCCACCTCTTCCAATATGTGGAGCCTCACTGCCTCTCTCTGGCGTTGAGGAAGTAACATGAGGTGTTTGTAGGCGCTTCCTTGATGCTGTTCCTGCTCAGGCGATCGCACCTCCGTAACCATTTCATCCAACGATGTGTAGGGCAGGTTGCGGGTTGCTTGGGCGATTTGTGCCCATTCGCCAGAGAGCTTTGATTTGAGGGCGATCGCACATTCTTCCATCGTTGCGTCTCTACCCATTACTTCAAATTCTCGTCGTAGCCTGTCCACCGCCCCGTAAAATTCTTTCCAGGCTCTGGGGACCGTCACAACCGAGCGGTTGTCTCTCAGATAGTGGAGGATTTCTCCTCTAATCCAGGGCACAGCAATGGAGCTGAATGCGTTACCTGATTGTGGTTCGTACAGGTCAATAGCCTTTCTTAATCCATCCAATCCAGCCGCCTCCAAATCTTCTTTAGGACAAGTACACTTTTTCTCGAAGCGACTCACTACTTTTAGGACTAGACCGTAATTCTGAGTGACGAGGCGATCGCGAATTCGAATTGAGGGCCGTTTGTAGTATTTCTCCCAGATTTCGATGGGGGTCCGCTCAAGTTTCCACCATTGTGACGCTTTTGTGTCCATACAGACTCCTTTGTGGCATCTCTGTATAGAGTGGAATACTATGGCCTTGAGATAGATGTCGCTTAATCAAAATTCAAGATAATGCCGCAGTGCCTATCCGAATCAAAAATTAGTCATGGGGGTAAGGACTACGTTGTCCGGCTTATGACCAATGAGTCATACACCCCTAATCTTCAGAACACCAACAAGGGAACCCCTCGTGGTGACAATGCTGTTCGCTCATCACTCCGGGAGACGGGGTGGGGCCGTGGGGCTTTGGTCGCTAGCAACGGTGAAATTGTGGCTGGTAATCACAGCGTGTGCAGCGCTGAAGAAGAAGGTATCGTATCGGCGTGGATTGAGGTGGAAACCGATGGTGAGGTCGGGGTCATAACAAAGCGTACCGACTGGGATAGCGCACAAGTCCCCCAAGCGGTCAAAGCGGCTATCCTCGACAATCGCACCAATGAGCTAAATTTCCTGCCAGACATTGAAGAGATGCAAGCGGCGATCGAGTCTCTTCAAAACACCGACTACGAAATTCAGGCACTCTATTACACCGATGGCGAGTTAGAGCAGATGCTCAACCCTCCTGACCTGCCCATATTTGATGGGGGTGAACCGGAGGATATTGATATGACTGCTGGGGCTGTGGATGGCGATCGCTACATCGTCTCAGCGGTCCTCACATGGAAGGAACATCAGGAGTGGGAGGAGTGGCGGGAACAGAATGGGTATCGGAATGATAAATCAGCAATCTTGGGGATGATTCATGGCAAATAGTTCATCACTAGGAGTCTTCTGGGGTGGGTTCCTGTACAACTGCAACTGCCCATTAGAGATCACCCTCAACCGCTGTTCCCACAATTGCTCTTACTGTTTTGCTAACATCAACGACCCCGATCGAAAAGCCAATGTGAAGCAGTTGTTTAACCTGCTAGGGGATTTATGGAAGCAGGATAAGAAGGGGCAGTGGAAGCGCAAGAGCTATGCCGCCCATCTCCTGAGAGAAGGGTATCCGGTAGCGTTCTCGAATCGGATTGACCCGCTGGCCCAGTCAAACTGGTTTCAGTCAAAGCCAATCATTGAAACGATGATGAGCTTAGGGATCCCCCTCCACTACCTCACCCGATTTGGGAAACCAAAGCACACCCAAGAATTCTTCGACCTGATCGGGGACGGTGGGAACAAGGTCGCCCTCTATGTCAGCATCCCAACCCTTAAC